CTCATCAGGAGTTTCAACAGGTGTGTTTTCTTCATCAAACATATGATTGTGTTTTATTTAATAATATTTTATTTCTTCTTTATTCTATTTCCATACTTCTTCGACCATTTCTTAGCTATTTTAGGGAGTTTAGTATACATATACTTTCTTTGTTTTTCTGATTTAAAAGGCATTATTTCTTCTTTTTACTTTTATTCTTTTTCTTCTTTGGCTTATGCATCATCTTCCTTTTTGTCTTTACCTTTTTTTTGTTTTTCTTTTTCTTTTTTGCCATATTATCTTGAATGATTAATAATATCTTTTTTCTTATCCTTTGATTCAAACATTAGATCCATATTATCCCAAGCTTCATCTATTATATCCTTTGCATCTGATATGGCCGATACATCTTCTTTGTTAAAAACCCTTCTAATCGTTTCCTTCTCTAAAAAATCAATCAAGTAATTATAGACATTCTCACTAGTCTCTTTATCTTTGTAAAACTCTAGTAAATTCTTCATTGTTGTGCTGCGTTTAATGACATCTCTTTAGTTTGTGGTTGTTGTGGTTGCTGTTGAGCTTGTTGCTGTTGTTGTTCCATTGCCTGAGCTTCTTGTTCTGCTACTTTCTTATTCTTTTCGTTCATCGCAGCAGTTATATTAATCGGACTAATACCTGCTCCTGATAATTCTATAATCCTTGCTAATAACTGTGAAGCTACTGGGTCTTTTGATAACTCTGGATTTCTTGCATAAGTGATTAAGATGTTATTTAAGCTCTCAAGAGTTGCTGCTTTGTTTCTCTGCTCACCTGTTATATTAACAGTAACCTTTGCCTTTAAGTTCTTATAATAGTTATCAGGTATTTGAATGAATCTTTGACCTTTTGTTTCTTTAATGAACTCATCAGCTTTTTCAAACCATCCATCATAATCTTCCTGAGTAAGAATCTTATCACTTAAAACTGCTTGTACTGCTTTCTTATTAGCAAATTTAGAAGCAAATTTGTTATCAATATTTTTTAACTCTTCAGGTGAAAACTCATAAGCTAATATATGCTCTCTACTCAGTCTAGTAGCTAAATATGGCAAAACCCAGTCTTCAATGATCTCTGTAATGAATATACCCATCTCTTGCTGTAATGTCTTAAATACTGAAGCTGACTGTTGGAGCATTGTTGCTTGTAATCTAAATGGAGTTCCGGATGGAGGTGTTTCACCTCTCTGCGCTGCATAAGCTGACGTTGTCTTTTCTAATTGGTTGTACCATTGATTAATCAAATTACCATATTGACTTAATCCTCCTGATGGTAATAAATTTATAGCAGTAATTGGCTTTCCATCTTCATGCTCTAATATAGTTCCATCATCTGTCTCCATTGAAAGATTCCTTCCTTTAAGTTTCTTTGATGCAGATTGTCCTATTACTTTACTCGTATATTCCATTGCCCTGTGTTGTTTCAATACAGCGTCATTAGTCCATACTTGAGCTTCTTCGCCTTCTTCTATTACTCCATAGCCGAATCCCCTGCCTGCTTTTGGCTTTCTTGCTAAATACTTGTAAACTCTGTCTGTATCATCTTCCCAATAAAGAGGTATAAAGCCATCTGTCTCTTCATTGACTTCAGAAGGTAATCCGGCTACATAATAAAGCTGATAACTAAACTCTTTCTCATCTTTATCTGTATACTTCTTACCATCGCAGTCTTTGAATGTCGCTTTATTGAATTCCCCTCTAATCTCATAAACTGGAACTCTCATACTTATACTAGCATCTTTGAATTTATCCAATATTTCGCTAATACCTTCTTGATCCCACTCTTTCATTTTAGATATCTGAACCGGTGTCATCCAATGTGTTTCAACTATCACTCCATCAATTATACTTATTTGATCTGTTATTGTATTCTTCCACTCAGGCATCTCTATATATAATTGTTTCTTTCCATTTTCATCTTTCTTAATGACTTTCTTTACTAATAGAGAACCATACCTAGTATGCATATCTCTCATATCATTTAAAATCTTAGCAAAGTCAATTTCTTTCATCCAAACATAAATATCCTTTGATAATAACCAACTCTCTAAGTAATGATTTGAATCATCTGAAGTTATGTTTATGTCTTTAGTGTCTACATCTTTAGCTGTATTCTCTACATCACATATAGCATTTAAGATATTATTAAATGGCTTATCTCTTCCTAATTCATCTTTCTGACCATTTAAGTATTTACTATTAGTATAAAATTCTATTGTGTTAATTGTATCACTTTGTGAAAAAGGCAAACCATCAACTATATCAATAGTCTTGTTATAGTTTGATTTGATGTCTTCTAATGCGACAGATATTTTGCTCATCTTGATTGATTTATTAAGTTTTTATTTTTACTATTTTGTCTCTCCAATCTCTCGATTGGGTCTAATCTCTCATCTTTGTGAAAATCCTTTTCAAAATACATGCTTCTAACTAATGCGAACTCTTTTGAGTCTGTTAGTTTTGGTCTTTCCATTTTCCCATTAATACTCTTAAGTCATCCTCTATGCTATCTATCCTTTTGTCTCTTTTAGACAATTCTCTCCAGAATATAATGACTATTATTAATATTGTAATTTCTATAATCATCTTGTTTGTTGTGTTTTGTTTCTTAATCTTGACATTAAACGATCTGCTTGTTCTTCTTGTGTAACTTCTGTTGAATTTTTAAGTAAATAAGTTAATCCATAACCTCCTGCATCCATTGCGTGTTTGAACTGCCTCTCCGGAACATTTAGTATCACTCCGCTCTTATCTACTTCCCATAAGTAATTACGATATTCTTTAATTACATTTACACTACGCTTTGTTACATAAATTACTTGATCTTGAACTAATTGAATCGTATTACATACTGAGTCTTTACCTTTAGCTGATGGTACTACTGTCAATCCATATAGTTTTAATTCGTCATTACTCTTTGGTTCTGCTGAATCCGGTACTACTGGTGCTGTCTTTTGATTTAATAAAATATCCGCTATCTGTTTATTTGATAATCCCTTCTGATAAGCTAACTCATCGAATATATAACCATTGTTCCATTTATAAATACCTACTATTGCTGTCGGATCATTAGAATAACCATAATCTAATCCATAACATTCTAGCTTAGCGTCTTCTGGTACTTCATCTATAATAATCCAATCTCTATATATCCTACCTTCAATAACTCCTAACTGACCTAATCCATATACTTGCCACCAATCTTTGCGTCCTTTCCTTTGTTCTATTGAAGCTACTATGTCTGAACTTAATGCTTCATTATCTTTGTAAGTTAATATAATCTGTTCGTGGTCTGTTCTCTTTGGTATTACATCTGTGAATAGCCAGAACTCATTAGTCGGATTGTAATCTAAAAATATATAATCTTTGGTTCTAACTTCTAATTCTTCAAATGATAGAAACTTTACATTGTTAGCCTCATTTATAAATAATCTATCTCTCCTTGCTCCTCTAACCTTCTCTGATTGATCTACTGAAAAGAACTCTATCTTACTACCTGTATCAAACGTATAAACGTGATTAGTTTTATCCCATTGAATATCTTTAAAAATATGATGATCTTTCATTATATTTAAAAAGTCTCTTTCTGCCCCTCTTCTAAGATGTGGAAATGATTCAGATACTATGCTTGTCAGGGTTAATACCTTGTCCTGTTGTGCCATTGTTATCAGATACAGGATTATTGATATAGTCTTGCTCGCAGATGTTCCCCCTTGAACTATCCTTATCCTCTTCGACATCTTGCGTATTTTGTTTGTCGCTGTTGTTATTCCGTACATAATCTAATAATGGTATTTGTATTTGCGCACCTTTACTTGTTATATCTGTTTCACTCTTATCTGTCCAATCAAAGTTCTTTAATGCAAATATAGTTCCTGACCTACCGTGTTTCTTTAAATCAATCTCATATCCATTCTCTACTATTAGCTTAGCTTTTTTTATTGTGTTACTATACTCAGGCCTTTCATCCTCATACTCACATAACACTCTTCTTGATGTGTCAAGTGCTAGAGCTAATCCCGTTATAGTCCACTCATCCTTTGGAGTCTTCTCCCAGTATTTTTCTATTTCAATTCGTAAAGATTCTACTGTTGGAAATTTGAGTGGCTTTGTTTTCATTTTCTCTCTCATATTTTTATAAATTATCTAATTCTTGCTCAGTCATTTTCTGCCAACTACCTTTCCATTTAATCATATACTCATTCTCTAACTTCATTCTCTTCTGACCGAACTTAGTTTCAAATACTTCTGATTGCACCGGCAAGTCTGGTTTGAACTCTTGATAATACTTTAACCAATGAGCTTCCAGCATTATAGCTACATCCTTGCTAGTTACCATTGGTAAGTTAGGCAACCTTGCTGTTTCAAACTTCCCCATATAATGGAAGTTACCTTTTGTTAATACAACATTGCCTTCTGTTTCAAATAACTTATCGAACATTAATATATCCTTTACTATTGTCGTATCCATTAAATGTACAAACTCATCAAAGTTATCCTTGCCTCTCTGTATTCCTCCTAACTCCCAACCATTTTGTTCGTTTACTATCAAACTAATTTTACTCGATGGGCATCCTATCAATGGCCTGTACCCTCCATTGCTTACCACTAATATATCATATTTCGTTTCTTTAATACTCTCTAAACAATCCTTTAAGAAATCTTTTGTATATTCGCTTGTTGTTATTACTATCCCTCTCTTAACATTTTCTGGTAATATTTTAGGTTGGCCTAAATCCTTTTTAAGTTCTGCAAATACTCCTCCGTTTGTTTCCAATATACTTTCTATTTGAATATCGTGAGTGTCTTGTAATATCTCTCTAATAAGAGCCTTTTCTTTATCTCCGTGCCATTCTGCTCTAATATGCTTGACATTTTTTAAATATGGTTTGTATGCTTGTAGTATCTGCGATTCCATTCCTTCAGTATCTATCTTTAATAAATCTATTCTAGGAAACTTATACTCATCTACTAAATCCTTTAATGTACAAGCTGGAACTTTAATATCATATTCTTTCTTTGAACCCATTGGCGCGTACAAATCCCATCTAAAGTGTCCGTCAACGTGGTGATTTCCTGCCCATTTACAAACATTGAATAAAACTTCCTTTCTGTCGTCTCCAATTATAGCCTTCTCTACATAAGTCAGTTTATTGCCAGTATTCAACTTCGCATATTTCATCAACTCCGGCTCTGGCTCACATACTAATATCTTAGCGTCTGGATAAAAGGTCTGGAACTTGAAACTTGCTGTTCCTAAATTAGCACCTAAATCTACAATGTATTTTATATCTTTGTCATTTACATATAACTCTTTAATCCCATACTCATCTTCGGTTATTACTGCCTCTTCGTGTGC